AAAATGTTGCTTGAGTTAACAGGACAACGAGCTTTATATGACTATATCGTAGTGTGCGATAGCTCAAATAACACACCTGCTAGAATCGACAGAAACGAACTACATGTTGATATCGCGATTGAACCAGTTAAGGCAGTGGAGTTTATTTACATTCCAATGCGTTTAGAGAACACTGGCGCTATCAAAGGCTTGTAAAATAATTAGGAGAAATTAAATGGCAATTGCGGCACTATCAAACTTCACAGTACCACTAGCATCAGATCAAAGTGCGAGCTCACAGGGCATGTTAATGCCCAAGTTGCAGTATCGCTTCAGAGTTAACTTTGAAAACTTTGGTGTAAGTGGTTCAACAACAGAAATGACCAAACAGGTTGTGAGTATTAACCGACCAACTGTTGAGTTACAAGATCAGACTATTGATATCTACAACAGCGTTATTCACTATGCTGGTAAACCAAAATGGGGCGGCGTCACAGTTAACTTACGTGATGACGTTACAGGTCAAGTTAGTCGACTAGTTGGCGAACAAATGCAAAGACAATTTGACTTCTTTGAACAGAGTTCGGCAGCATCGGCAGGTGACTACAAGTTTACATTGCGTATGGAAATGTTAGATGGCGGTAACGGAACCGGCACTCCTACTGTGTTAGAAACATGGGAAGTGTATGGTTGTTATATCCAGAAGGTTGATTACGGCAAGTTAGCTTACAAAGAAAACGGCCCGATAGAAATTGTACTAACACTTGTAATAGACAACGCAGTACAAACAACCGGCGGATCGCTAGGCTCACCAACAGCAATACAAAAGTTCCCAGGCGGTACAAACGCACTAGGCGCTTAATACAAAAAACCCAATCTAGATTGGTTTTTTTAACGGCTCTTCATTAACTACCCAGTTAATATTTTCGATAAATATTTGTATGGCATTCACAGCAAATAATCATCTAACATCCGATACAAAAATCACACCGCGAGATTATCAACACGCGGCCAAATTATTTGTACCAGATCAGTTTAGGCTAGCACCCAAACATAATTTCCTATTCCATGTGGCTTTTAATATTAATCCAAATGCATTAAGGAACACCAACTTGGTACAGCGTTACAGCAATGAAATTAATATGTTGGTTAAAGGTATCGATTTACCGTCTTTTAAAATAACTACAGAAGTACTAAATCAATACAACAGAAAAAAAGTTATGCAAACTACTCATGCTCCTGGTGAAATTAAAGTTAAATTTCACGATGACAACATGGGTTTGATAAATCAGTTATGGCAAAACTACTACAGTTACTATTATGCTGATAGTACTAGTGCAAATCAAAATGGCGCTTACAATAGAAACGCCATGCGAAATAGTAATTTTATCACAGCACCGTTTGGCCTTGATGCAGGAAGTAGCAGTCCATTTTTTAATTACATTACTGTTTATCAGATGGCACGACATGAATTTGTCAGCTACAAATTAATAAACCCAATTATCACAAGTTGGGGACATAATAAATTAGATTACTCGGATTCTAAGACACACGAACTTGATATGAGTATTGCTTACGAGTCGGTAGCCTACGGTGTAGGTGCTGTGACCGCAGGAGATCCTGAAGGGTTTGCATTGACACATTATGATACAACACCTAGCCCGTTACACGGAATAAATCCAGATCCAACTGTTATGAATCCTAGTTTTGTAAATAGTTTAGACACCGCAGGACTTGCTCCCGGAATACTTAATAATGCAGTGGCCACAGTTAACACTTATCAAAATACACAATCAAGCGGTACTAGTATTGCGTCTACATTAGGGGCTATCGGTGGAGTCGTTGCCGCTGGTGCTGGCATTGCGGCAGCTTTTCCCGGTGCCGCAAGTGCAATAGGCGGCGCATTTAATGGCGGTATCGAAGCAGTATCCACAGGATTCAAAGGTGCTGTTGATTTTGTGAGTGATCTTTTTTAAAAGAATAAATTATGAGTGGAAATTTACCCGCAACACAAGCAAGTTTAAAATCATTCTTTGATAATTATTTTGTCAAAGAAGTCAGTTTCCCATCAGGTGAAATTGATGCCACAGTGGCATTCTTCCAGAAACGAGGATTTGACCAAAGTAGTGCTAAGAGCACATCTATAGTGCTGTTAAATCAAGCAAGAGTAGAAAATGTTAGTATTTTTAAATTATTAGATACTTTAAAAGGATTGACCGATGTCCAGTTGAGTCAAGTTGTAGCGCAGATACTTAACACATACAGGGAAAAAACCAGTTTGCTTGGATACAGAGTCTCTCAAGTTTCTAATACATTTGAATCTCGTAACATACTAGTGTAACATGGCTACTAAATTTGCTCGAGGCAAGTTTGCCATGAAACACCCTGAAAAATATGTTGGAACCAAAGTACCAACATACAGAAGTAGCTGGGAGTGGACATTCATGAATTTTTGCGACAACAATAAAAGTGTGCAAAAATGGGCCAGTGAAGCTGTACAGATTCCTTACAGAGATCCGTTAACAGGCCGTCAAACAGTATATGTACCCGATTTTTTTATACAATACTTGGATAAAAATAACAAATTAATTGTGGAACTTATTGAAATAAAGCCTGCTAGTCAAACTATTCTAGAGCGTGTTGGCAAGAACAAATACAATCAAATGCAATTTATTAAGAATCAAGCCAAGTGGGCCGCTGCCACCCTTTGGTGCAGACAACAGGGCATAAAATTCCGTATTCTTAACGAAAATGATATATTCAGTCAAGTCTAAGCATAAGTAGTATTATGACAAAGAAACTTGAAGAAATCCTTAATTTACCTGAAAGCAAGAAAATTGTTAAGCAGGAAGAAAAAGAACAGCGTAAAGCTGAAGTGGCACAGCCCTTTATTCGCAACATTAGCGAGTATGATAAAATAGCGTCCGCACTGCCACAAGTCAAAGGTTTAGGGGATATTGCCGACGGTGAGCTAGATGATTTGGCTAAAAAAGCTACAGATGCCTACGATGATATTATGGATCTGGGTATGAATGTAGAAGCAAGATACAGTGCTAGGATGTTTGAAGTTGCGGCAAGTATGCTAGGGCATGCCATTAGTGCTAAAAGTGCAAAGTTAGATAAAAAGCTAAAAATGATTGACCTCCAGCTGAAAAAACAAAAGATAGACCAAGAATTATCACCCGAAGATCAAAGCGTAAACATTCAAGGTGACGGTGTTATTATTGCAGATCGCAATAGTCTCATAGAGCAATTGAAGAAAATGAAATAAATACAATACTGGGATCACACTATGAAATCATTTAAAGACTACCTAACAGAAAGTAAACGAGTTTACGAATTTAAGGTAAAAATTGCCGGAGACTGTCCAAAAGATTGTCCTGCACAGATTAAAACTGCCTTGTCACAATTCCACGTAGAATCGTGCAGTACAGGCAAGCGCACACCAATTCAAGAGACTCACAAAGAATTTCCTGATCATAAAAATGTCAATGTAACATTGTTTGACGTTTGTACAAGCTATCCAGCTACTGGTCATCAAGTGCGTGATAAGATTGCAGAATGCTTGGGAATTGCTCACAGTGCTATTGTTGTTAGAAATATACATGAAGCGGCAGAAGAAGAAATTAATCATCAGCACGATACCAAGTCTGGTAAGAGTGTATTACAAGCAGACTACGAAGCAAGTAACAATCAAAAAATGGTTGGAACTCAACACAGTATGAGTTTATTAAAAGAATTAGGTAAAACTAAAAAATCTGGACATCAATACACAGGTACAAACGATGCTATACTTGCAAAAAGTGTACCAGCAGAAAAAAACACTAGTAAAGAAACAAAACAAAATAATGTAAGTCCTGTTGGCAGCAGGAAAGTTAACCTACCAACAGCCGGAGGACGATAAAATGAATTTTGAAGAACTAATGAAAAAAATGAAAGCTATTGACGAAGGCCAAGTAGCTGAAGAATGTGGTGCAATGCCTATTGGAATCAGTGGGCCACCGGAACAACAAGATAACGTTACCATGAATGTCAGCATGAATGGTAGCGGAGCAGGCGGCATTCGTGACCTAATGGCTATTATTAAAAATATTGAAGATAACGGTCACGAGCACAGCCACAGTGACGTTCTTGTTGGCGAACCCAGCGAAGAAGAACCAATCATGGGTGCTATTGTACAGTCCATGGGCCATGAGCATGAAATGGGTGAAGAATACGAAAACAGTGTCGACGGCGGAAGCGAGCCAGAAGTTTATGGCATTGACGCAGTTACTCCGACAGGCAACGACTTGGCCAGCACAGGCGGCAACGAGTTTCCAAAAGTAAACGGCGGCGGCAATCCAATGCAAGAAGCACTGGTATCTCGCCTAGCACAAATGTACGACGAGATTAAAGAAGCTAAAGAAGATAAATTCAATGCACTAAAACATGTTAAGAATCCTACGAAAGGTGAAAAGGTCGCTGCCAAGGATGTTAAACGTGGTAGCTATACTGACCGTGCAGCCATGTTAAAATCAGCAGAAGCTGATGGTAGATTGAAACAAGAAGCATATAATCCAAATAGTGTAGATGCTGAACATCGTCGTAGTTTAGAAAAATCACACGAAGATGATTTAAAGAAAAAAGCCGCAGGCGGTGATGAATCTGCTAAAAAACGTTTGCAAGCTCTAAAAGATAAAAAAGAGCGTATGAGAAATGACCGCAATGCCGCTATGGAAAGATAAGTTTCGTCGCAGTTAGCACACTGTTTAACTGTGCCAAATAGCTCCTTCGGGAGC